CTGCCATCTTTGTCCTTGTTTTTTAAAAACTGTATATATACTATTTATGGCATATTCTGGAACATTTAGACCCACAAATCCTCAAAAATATGTTGGGGACTACAAAAATATCATATATCGCTCAAGTTGGGAAGCGAGATTTATGCACAAATTTGATAAAGAAGATTGGGTAATTTCTTGGTCGAGCGAAGAAATTGTTGTGCCTTATGTGTCTCCAGTTGATGGGAAATGGCACCGATACTTTCCGGATTTTGTTATACGAGTTAAAAATAACAAAGGAGAACTATCAACTTGGATGATTGAGGTTAAACCAAAGAAACAAACTAAATCACCACAACAACAAAGACGAGTAACAAAACAATATATCACTGAGGTTACCACTTGGGGAGTAAATCAATCTAAATGGAAAGCTGCCACTGAATTTTGTTTGGATCGTGGTTGGGAATTCGTTATATTCACTGAGGATCAATTACCCAAAGTTTGAAACTTCAAAATTCTTTTTCTGTTCTTCGGTGTATTTGTATCCTGTTGTACCTATCGTTTTTCCACCCCATCCATTATTTTTAGAGATTATTTCATCTTCTTCAATTTTGATGTATGTATAAGACACATTAAAAAAATCACTAAGTAATTTATTCGTGTCATTAAACTGTTTTTGTGTTATTTTATATGTATTCATATGAGTATATATCTAAAAATTGCTTAAAATCTTCAACTAAATAAGTCATGGCTACAAAACCCTCATTACTCACCACACTTGCTGAACAAAAAACTGCTGCTGAATTGCAGACGATGAGCCGTGAGTCATTGAAGTGGCTTGTACAGAAAGTTGCAACACTAAGAAATCCATTAGCAATTTCTGTTCCAATGACCAAGGAAAAGGGTAGATTTATACCAAAAGGTGCTAGTCCACAGCCAAATGTTACCAAAAAATTTAGAATTGGTAGTATGTATTTTTTTGCATATGATCCAAAAGGTAAAAATGAACTAGATTATTATGATAAGTTTCCTTTGGTATTACCACTTGAAAGTTATCCTGATGGTTTCCTAGGATTGAACCTACACTACTTACCAATGCGATATAGAATATATTTTATGCGTAAGTTGATGCCACGGGCAGTCCTGAACGATGATAATGAAATTATGCGTTTGCGTATCTCTTATGAGATGTTAGACGCCTCCAGAAGATATAAAGAGTTTAGGCCATGTGTCAAGAGATACTTGTATTCACATATAAGGTCTAGGATACTTGCCGTTGAACCAGAAGAATGGGATATTGCCATGTATTTGCCGGTTCAACAGTTCAAAAAGGCACCGGCATCTAAAGTCTGGAAAGAGTCTGTAGAAGAAATAAGGAATTCATAAATGGCCAGTTTACAACAATTCAAATCTAGTTTTACAAGCGACTTGGCCAGACCAAATCGTTTTGAAGTTATCATGAATTTACCAGGAATTCTTTTGGCTCCAGGAGACAAAGAAGTTTTACGATATCGTTGTGAAACAGCACAATTGCCTGGTAGAACTTTCGACAATGTAGAACAAAAAACATATGGGCCTATAGAGAAATTTCCAAACCTCACAACATATACAGATATTGATTTAACATTTATTCTCGATGATACCATGCAAACAAAAACTATGTTTGACACATGGCTGAATTTTATTAATCCTTCACGAACAAATAATTTAACTTACAAATCCGATTATGCTGCGGATATACAAATCTACCAATATACTGTAACAAATGAGCGTGCATATGGTGTGAATTTAATTGATGCTTATCCAACATCAATGAACCAATTGGATTTAGACTGGAGTTCGGATGGTTATCATAAACTAACTGTGACTTTTGCTTATACCCGTTGGGAACGAGCGTACTAATATTATTATAAGGAGTTATTATGGCTTTACCAAAAATTGATGTGCCAACATATGAAATTGAATTACCAGTTTCAAAGAAGAAAATTAGATATCGTCCGTTTCTAGTCAAAGAACAAAGAAACTTACTGATGGCCATGGAATCCAATGAATCTGGTTCCGTACATGATGCCATTCGTGATATTCTTTATAATTGTACTTTGACAGAAGGTATTGATATTGAAAAATTACCAATTATTGATATTGAATTTTACTTTATCAACTTGAGAGCCAAATCTGTCGGTGAGGTGATTGAGTCAAAGTATCGTTGTAATAATATGGTTAATGACAAAGAATGTAACAATGTCATGGAACACAATATCAATCTGTTGGAAATTAAAGTTAAAATGGATGAGACAATATCACCTGATATTCAGTTAACTGAAAAACTTTCCATCAGAATGAAGTATCCAGAGTTTGGTATTATTAAAGATTCTGTTAACATTGTAAATGAAACAGAACTTACTTTTAATATGTTGGCTCGCAGTATTGAACACATCTATGATGGTGACCAATTCTATTATGCAAAAGAAACACCAATTGAAGAATTGATAGAATTTGTTGAAAATTTGAATCAGGCACAATTTGAAAAGATTGAGAAGTTTTTTAATAATCTACCAAAGATGAGTGAAAAGATTGAAATGACTTGTAGTAAATGTGGTTTTCATCATTCATTCCAGGTAGAGGGTCTTGAAAGTTTTTTCGTATAACCTTTCGCCATGACGATTTGAGAAATCACTATAAAACGAATTTCTCATTGATGCAACATCATAAGTATAGTTTGACTGAGTTGGATAATATGATGCCATGGGAAAGGGACATATACATTGCAATGTTAGTTCAGTACATAGAGCAGGAAAACCAGAAAATAAGAGAGAGACTAAAGAAATAAAATGTCATCACCAGCACCAGAAACAAAAGATACCGCCAAAAAGATGACCTTAGGTGGTGTTGGTAAGTCTTTGCTCGGCGGTGCCAAAAAGGCTGGTGGTCTGGTAAAAAAACTATTTTCTAAAGAACCCACTTCTGAATTGGTCGTTGATGAAAAACTAACACCGGCCGAATATCTTGGTGAAATCTTTAAGATGATGAAAATTATGGATGAAGATAAAAAACTCAACCATGAAATGGCAAACAATCATTTAGAAGAAGAAGAACACAAAAAAGATATAAGAAACAAAGAGATAATCCAAGCTCTAACTGGTAAGAAATTTAAAAAAACTAAATTCAAAAGTAAACTTAAATCTAAAACCAAAAAGAAAATTACGGCGGATAAAGTTTCTGAGTCTGCTGGTGGATTTTCTCTTGGTACCTTAGGTACTATTGCTATGGGTACCGCAGCAGTTGTAGGTACCGGCGCAGTACTAATGTCTACACCACAAAAAGCATTTGCAAATACCATGAAAATGGAACAAAATGTAGATGTCAACGATCCCAAATCGGCTGAAAGCAAGGCTAAGGCAAGAGCTCTAGATAGAGATAATTCCTATTCATATGGAGTTTTTGGTTTATCTTCTATAAGAGAAGGTAATAAAGAATCAAGTTTAGATTCTTTCATCAAAGAGAATCCACAATTTAAACTTTCTGACCCCGGTAATGGTGGAAAAAATGAAAAATTTTATGAAGAATGGAATACACTTGATTCTAAAAAATTACTTGATGCACAAGAAGAATGGTGGCTCAAACATGTTCATGATCCTACAGTAGCAACATTAGAGTCATCTGGTATTCCTTCTGAAATTTCTACCGATGAACGAGTTCGTGCTTACATGATAGACAGAGCCAATCAAACTGGTGACAGTGATGAAGCAGTAAAGAAAACAATAACAAAAGCTGGTGCGGATAAATCAGCAACTGCCGAAGATTTCATAGATAAAATGTCTGATTATGATTTGGCTAATTTAGATAAAAAATTTGGCAAATACTTAAAACAATTTCCAGAAAATAAAAAAGGTTTGATTAAAAGAATCGAAAGAAGAAAAAAACTTTCACTTGATATAAAAAAAGAAACACCAAAGGCATCTGCCGAACCTAAAAAATCACCTGAAATTACGGATGAAGAATTAGAAAAACAAAGATTGAAATATGAATCTGATGCTGCAATGGGTATCGAGATGGGATTTAAACTAAAACCACTCGATGAGGAGCTCGATGAGGAGGTCCAACCAGAGCCTCCGGCAGTTGTGAAAAAACCTAATGTATTTAACCCTACTATAGGATTACCACCAGAATTTGAGATGTTTTCAAAACCGGTTGAACGAGAAAAACTCACCGCAGATCAGCAAGCACATTTAGATAGACTGATGCCGTCTATAGAAAAAGCACAAGATGATCTAGCGGAAGCCGATAGAAAATATGAAGAGTCAGAATACACCGAAGAGTTATTGAAAAAAATGTCAAGGTTCCGCTTGCAGGCTGCGGAAGAAGAAAAGGCAGAATTGGCACGCCGAGAAGGATTTGAACGGGCCAGAGCAGAGTCTGCGGCCAGCCGGGCAACGCAAGAAGCACAAAGTGCTGCAAATTGGAATGATTATAATAAAATAAAAGAACAGCAATTGGTTTATGAAGAGGAATATTTGCTTGAAAACATTCAAGCTTGGATGGATAGACCACTCAATCCGGCAGTTAATCCAAATGCAAATCAAAATAATACCATCCCAGAAGGCAAACGATGAAAAATAAAAACGAATTAAACTATCAACAAGCCAGAATAGTAAGAAAACAATCACTTAAAGATGTTATTGCTGATGAATTGATTCGTGGTAAAGGCCTTGGTTCTGCCATTACAGGTGCCATTGGTCTTAAGACCCAAGCACTGGTAAAGGGTATCAAAGCAAAATTTGATCCACTTAATCTTGTTAAATTCTTGACATTTGGTTCTCGTTTAGGTCCTGCATTATATGGTAAGTTGTTTGGTCGTTCACAAAAGGATGTTGAGTATTTCACTGGTCGTGCAAAACCAATTGGTAGAGGTCGCCAAAAATTGGTTAAAGATGATGTAGATGGGGATGAAAACACTGGTGGAATGAAAACCATATTGAAACAAATCCTTACATTCCTACAGAAAAGCCATGAAGATGATATGACGCTGAGAGAGAAAGAAAACAATCTCAGAGAAAGCAATAAACTAGATGATGATGTGAGACACAGAGAATTGTTAAAAGCTTTAGGTGTAAAAACAACTGATGAACCTACAGCCACACCGGTTGAAAAACCAAAAGAAGATAATGGTT